CGGAAGTATAAAATGGCTGGTGGCAAAACTTATCCTGATGAAACTAAAGCTTGTATCTATGGATTGAGAGCTATAGATACAAGTATCTATTTTTATATAGGTAGCACAAAGCATAGACCTGATTCTAGACTTGAATCCCATTTGTATGACGTAAAAAATGGTTATCATAAGAATCGCCATTTTGTAAACAAGGTCAACAAAATTGGGATTGATCGGGTAACTTGTGATACCTTAGAAATTGTCAATCTATATGATAGATGGCAAGCTGAGATGCAATGGATTGATAGGTTGTCCAGTGAAGGTTAATAGAATCCATAACGAGATTGAGTTTAGCGTCATTGACTATAGAAATTTTAGATTATCAAGAGATAGGTACTTGCAAATATGTGAATTCGTAAAGCAGCCGCCACCGAAATCATCGGGGATAATACCTCAAAATCTTTTAGACAATCTCCATGAGGAATTAAGGTTATCTCTCAGTTTTGACAGGGCTATAGGATTAGACAAGGTATTTCTGGGTGAAGTTGAATGGCCCAGCTAAACTATGACAGAGCCTCGACGATTCTAGTTGAGGCTGTATTCTTTGGGGATGTACCAACTGCCAAACGATGGGGTATTCATCATCGTACTATTGAGAACTACCGCCAACGCTTGGATAGTGATAATCAACTTGTGTTACTTTTCCAGTCAAAAAAGGAATCTTTTGAATCAGAGTGGGCTAAAGATATACCGATGGCCTTACGCTCTGCCATTCGCTTTTTACAAGATGCTTCACAATCCGTAACTGTTACACCCGAGTCGATTCATGCTGTAGCGGGTGCAGCCAAGATACTTGCCGAAATCGGCTTAACTAAAGAGATTATAGATGCTAGACTTGGTAGACACGATAGACCGGATAGAGAGACGGGTGAGCAAATGGAGTATCCCCTCTTACAATCCAGCACCGATAACTAAGCCTCCTGCTGAGTGGGATAAATGGCTCCCTTTCCTCTTCTCCCATCTCTACTATGCCCCTTTTGCCGACCGTCATTATGAGTTTTGGCAACATATTATCTCGATTGAAAAGAGTGTCAAGCCTCTAGCTTTCTTTGCTATATGGGCTAGAGGAGGCAGTAAGTCCACTAATGCCGAAGGTGCAGCCGTCTATCTCGGCGCACATAAGAAGCGTAAATTTTGTCTATATACTCGCTCTACGCAAGATAAGGCAAATGAATCCCTTCAAAACATTGCCTCAATGATTGAGCGGCCTCGCTTTGCCCAGTCCTATCCCGAAATGTCAGAACGTAAGATTAGCAAGTATGGCCGTGCCAAAGGCTGGAACGTCAAAACGCTTCGATGTGCCAATGGATTCAATGTGGTAGCACTAGGTTATGATGCGGCGGTTAGAGGCGTCAAGCTAGAGGAGTTCCGACCTGATCTACTTATCATTGATGATATAGATGATAAGGAAGATACCGTCGAAGGAACTGAGAAGAAGATACGAACGCTAACTCATGATATTTTACCGGCTGGTTCAACCGACCTGGCTGTTATCGCTATTCAAAATCTCATTCATCCTCGCTCTATCTTTTCTCAAATCGTAAATGGCACAGCAGAGTTTTTGTATGATCGAATCGTGAGTGGTCCATACCCCGCTATTGAGGGACTGGAATACGAGGCTCGCACGTATCCCGAAAAGGGCTACAGGATTGTAACTGGTACTCCTACCTGGGAGGGCCAAAATATTCCCACTTGCGAAGCACAAATCAACGAGTGGGGCCTGTCCGCTTTTCTCTCCGAAGCCCAACATGAAGTAGATGATCCACCAGGTGGTATGTACTCTCACCTTGAATATCAACATTGTGAATGGTCCGAAATACCAGACCTTGAAAGAATCGTCGTTTATGTTGATCCGGCTATCACCGACACCGACCAGTCGGATAGTCAGGGGATTCAAGCCGATGGAGTTGCAGGCAGCACTGTTTACCGGCTCTACTCCTGGGAACAGCGCGCCACACCGGAAGGAGCTATAAAACGCGCTTTGCTCAAGTGTCTTGAATTGGGCGCGGATACTATCGGTTTCGAAACTGACCAGGGCGGTGAATTGTGGGAAGCAGATTTTAACCACGTTTGTGATAAAGTGGTGCGTCTGGTACTCGGTAGTGAATTTGATAAGCCAGATGAGATAGACTTACAGCTTATCGGCGTGGTAAAGAACAAGCTAGGAGACGATGTAACTGAGTATAGTATCCGTTATCTATTTCCCTCTTTTACATCTGCAAAGGCCGGGGCGGTCGGCTCAAAAGTGCATCGTGGCAATATGCAATTACTCCAATATGAGCAGGGTAGATTTATTCACGTTAAAGGCACTCACCGAACATTAGAGAAGGCGCTTAATCGCTTCCCGCGTAAAAAGCCGTTTGACTTGCATGATGCAGCATTTTGGGCACAGAATGAACTGTTAGGCGTGCCACAATTTAGAATAGGGAGTGCCTGATGGGCCTAATCGCAACACTCAAAAGTCAAGCTGATAAAGCAATCTCTCAATTAGGCTACATTAAACGAGATGCGTTGGTCTCCCAACGTACCCTCTTCGCCTCCGAAGTTCGGCCCGGCGAAGAATATGACGTATACGCCAATTATACAAACAACGACTTCTACAAACTGGCGCTTACAAATCCTTATGTGGTTCGCAATATCCGACTGCTAGAGGATATGATCGCGGGCGGGCGTGTGATGATTCAGGAACGCGACAGCGAAAGTGAGGATGGCTGGAAAGAGATACCCGACCATGAATACGCACAAGTACTCGACTACAATCCCAACCCGTTTATGTCACAGTCGTTTATCTGGAAATATCAGGTCCGCTGGCTATGCCTGGCCGGTGAAGCCTACTGGCTGGACTACGAGAACCAGATGGGCGGCATTGCTGAACTTTACCCGTTACCAGCTAACCGGGTAAAGCCGATCCCCTCGCCACTGGTAGGTATAGATTATTTTGCCTATACCCCGATTGATGGTTCCTACCCCAGTTTTCTACCCATCAAGCGGGTTTGCTTTCATCGATTCCCGAATCCATTTGAGTACTGGCGGGGCCTCTCCCCCCTATCGGCTTTTTTAATGGGGTTACAAATTACCAATGAGGCGCAAAAAACCGACCTGGATGATTATAAGAATCGCCTTAGTTTGCAACATCTTGTCAGCCTGCGGGCCGGTATGCCGGATCGCGAGTTTAGCGTAGCCGAGACGGATATTAAAAATGCCGTAGCACAGGGGCTACGGTGGAAAATTATCCGGGCTGGTGATGCCAAAGTGGAGGCCATTAGCCAGCCACGCAATGAGTTTAGTGGCAAGGTTTACGAAATTACTGAAGAACAGGCCGACTATATTTACGGCATACCTAATGGATATTGGCGACAAGAATCGGCTTATAAACAAGGCGATGTCTATAACCAACTAATCAATGATACCGTGTGGCCGTTAATGAACTTCTTGGCCGAGGATCATACGGTTCAATATGTCCGCCCCTATTATGGCGATCAGTATCGAGTTATGTTTGAGGACCCGCGCCCCAAGAATATTGAACTTGACCTGAAGCAAGCCGAATCGGATAGAGAGGTACAGACCTATGACGAGGCACGGGAGCTAATTGGTCTGCCTCCACATCCTGAGCCGAGCATTGGTCTCGCTCCGGCGAAAGTAGCCGGTCAGATAGCCATTGAGTTGGTTAAAATGGGAATGGAGATAGATGGGACAGCGGATATGCAAGACGAGATAAACGCGGCGGTTCAGGAGGCGCTGGCAAGTGGGCAGCAGCCAATGGGGGATGAAGTACCGGCTGATGATGTGCCAAAAGAGACAGAGCCGGTGGTGAGTACGAATGGACGAAACTAAACACTTATGGAAAGTTGTTCTGTCATATCGCTATGCTTCAGAAGAAAACAGAGTAACAATTTTTGCGATGGCATCTAATATAAAAGATGTCTGCGATATGGCAATTGAAGATTACGATATTCATGCGCAAGATTGGACTGAAGGAAGAGAGCCTTTTATTTTGTCGGCAAAATTGATAAACTACTACGTTTTACAGGAGCCAGCGAGTGAAAAAGTGGGAGCCGGCGGTTAGCATTAACCCAATTCAACCGCCATTAGTTCTTGGTAATCTTGGTCAGTACGCCTTGGCAAGTGGACAGCAGCAGACAGCTAGTGATGAAGTACCGATGGAAGGTGAGCCGGTGGTGAGTAATAATGGCAAGCATTGATCAGATAAAAGAGACCATGCGAGGTGGTGCCAACGATGGCGATGGCCTGATCTGGCCAATGGAAGTTCAAGAGGCATTATTAGAAGGGATTCGTACCGGTCAAGATATACATTTCAAATATACAAAATGGGGATTATCTATCAGTGGATTATTTGATTTTACCTGGTATACATTCTATTTTGGCTCTCATAAATACGCTGTAGAAAATGTCAATGGTAGCATGAAAGAGAATATCTCTGCTCTTGAAGCATGGCATGAATCTGAAATTAAGGCAGGACGATGGACTGATGGAAGATATCCATTGCCGAAAGATTAAGGGATAAGTTGGCCTCAATTGACACCTACCGCGCCTCAATTCGCTCTGCGATTCGTGGCCTCTGGTCTGGAAAATTATCACAATCTGACTTCCTTAACGCCATGCAATCGGCTATCAACCGTGGCCTTACACAAGCATGGTTGACAGGAGCTAAAGACTGCTCCCAGAACATCAACGACTTGACCATCGAAGAACGCGCCCAACTCGCTCTATTCATCGTCGAGCAGGTGTCATTTGTCCAACGGTTGAGTGATGATATCGTGAGGTCAGATAAGCAGAGTGGGGGATTATTGGGGGGGTTGATAGCAAGGGCGGATATGTGGGCGAACGTTTGGAACGAGGTAAAACAGACGGCAGAGGCGATGTGCAAGGGTAACGATAAGCGCGAGTGGATTTTGGGGCCGACTGAGCATTGTAAAACGTGTAGTGGTTTATCCGGTAGGGTTTATAGATTTTCGACGTGGCTGGATAATATTGTGCCACCAAGTCACAAAAGTATCTGTAGGGGATACCGCTGTAAATGTGTTTTATCTCCTACGACCAAGCCTGTAACAAAGGGCAAGTTTCCAAAATCTCTGCTTGCTGCTTAGGAATTGGACAGGGTATCTTACCTATCTCAACGGGTACATGATGCTTATCGCATAGAGTTATTAGATTGCTTAAATCATTAGAATCGTCAACGTTCTCAAAGAATCGTCTTGGCTTGATATGATGGACAGTATTGCCAAATTCAAAACAAACCTGACAGGTATAATTGTCTCTCTTGAGTGTCTTTATTCTTTGCTCCGGCCAACTATCTCCATACTCTTTGTAAGTTGTTCCACCTTGCCAGTTTGGATTGTTCGGGCCGGTCATTCTTTTTATAACATTTTTGTACGTTTTTTGACGCACTTTCTTATCAAGTTTTACACCTTCACTATAGGCAATTCTTTGTATGGTGTCTTTGGGCATGTTTAGTATTTCCGATAATTCATCTGGCCCTTTTTGTGGATATTCCTGAGTAACCAAATCCCTGATATGTTTAGGGGTACGCTTAGGTGATGGTTTCCCTGATTGAGCTATCCAGGCACACTTTGCAGAACAATATTGTTTTCTAACCCTACCTATATCAATTACATTTGGCTTAAACATTGTCTCGCAAATCGGGCACGGTATATCAACAAGAACTCTAGATTCGTTAGAGCATTTACGAGAACAAAAAAGGGGCAAATATGATTTTGTTACTTTTCTGTAAAATGGTTCTTTGCAGGTTTCGCAAATGAGCTTTTGGGGTGGGTTAGACCCAGGCTTTCCGGTTGTCATTTTAACGCTCCCTATTGCGTACCTAAATTTTGAAAGTGGGGCGCGTGATTTAGGGAAACACGCTTGTCAGTGGGATAGCTAATCTCACTCAAGCCCACTTACATTATACCATAAGCTATGATAAAATGGTATTTCCAGTGAGTTTATTAACGAGGTAACAAAATGACCTTAACATTAAACTTAGTCCTACTCATAGCGGCTTTTATTTGCTTTATTCTATCGGCAGCGGGTATACCTAGCCGGATAGGGTTACAATCATTGGGGTTAGCCTTTTGGGTTTTGGTCTATATTCTTGGAGCTGGCTCTTTAGGTTAGTAGAAACTGACCAGAGGTGCTGTCTAATGTTTGATTATGAAAAAAGAACCCTTGAAAAGTTACGAATAAGTATTACTCAGCGATTGAGTCGGGATTTGCTAGATATAATGGCTTTGCATCATTATGAGCAAGATAGACTGGTGAAATGAAAAGACCCAATTTACCAACCGTAACCGAGGATACAATTAAAGAAGTCGCCGCTGAAGCTACCGCCGACATTGATAAATTCTACCGGGATATAGCTATCCTCAACCCATTTCTGTACCGGTTCGTCATGGATATCTACAAACTGCCTGATACGAATAAAGAGACAATGCTTGGTATGCTTGCAGCAACTTATCATGCATTGGATAGACAAATTGAAAAAGGTAAGAAGAAGCGACTGAGACATAATGGAATCCCGCGAAACATATCTGACCCCACCCGCTGAGCAATCGCTAACCATTTTAATGGGTATCTCACCTGCCGAGCAGCGGCTTATCTGGCGTCTCCGGCAGCTGACCAAAGAACAATGTCGGGGTGCGTTACTGGTATTTGAGCCGATGGGTTTTGGGTTGTTCAAGCTAAGTAAACAGGAGAGGATAGGGGGATGAGCGAGCGTAGTTCATTCGTTACCGAATATATCTATTGTGATAAGTGCTTTGAAACACTTAAACCTATCCTATTGCAAACTGATAAATACCTGACTGGACAGGTGATAGAGCCTTATATTGACAGTAAGCATAAATGTTGATATAATGTTTCTCGAATAGGTGACTGGCTCCGGCAAGGTGAGGCGCAAGCCAACCCCAAAAAGAATTGCGGGCGGCAGGAGCGGCCTATATCGAAAGTTGAGTGGTGACAACTTCTCGTCGCTACGGCGCGATGGAATAACGAGTAACAAAATACACCCATCTAAATAATTGGCCTGGCAAACGCTGGGGCAAACGCTTATTAAGGCGACTCAATTGAGTCGCCTTTTTATTGTCCAAAAATATGCCTTACGAATCAGTCGCAGACCTTCCGTCCAACATAAAAAAATTACCAGCTAAAAAGCAACGGCAGTTTATGGCTGTCTTTAATAGCTCCTATGCCAAATGCCAGGAAGATGGCGGTAAGGATTGTGATAGTGTAGCTTTCAGAAATGCCAATGGCGTGCTAAAAAAGCAGGAGAAGTCTATTGACTTCTCCATGTCCTTTGAAGAAATATCTAACCAACTCCGCATGGCACTGCGTGAACAATTCCAACCCCCAAGTAATGACTTTTACGTCTGGATAGCTCAGACCTATTTTAGCCACATTATAGCTGAAGTTGAGAGCAAGTATTGGTCAATTTCTTATGTCGTTATTGACGGTGAGGTGGAATTTAGCGACCGTGGCGACTGGACTGAAGTTCAACGGAAAGAGATATGGATAGAGAAGAAGGCGGTTGAGGATTTTTTGAAGGCCGGTGCGCGTCACTCCAAAAAAGATTCCAGCATGGTGCAGACCATTCACGACCATGCAGTTAGTCTTGGGGCGATGTGTGGAGAGATGAAAACAATACCAGGTAATCACACTGGTACGCCTGATGGGTTAATCTTTTATCCGCAATCTAACCATCTCAAGACTATCTCGGAAACCGACGTTAAGCAAGCTCTAACCAGGCAGTTTCAAATCTAATTGGTGACTATGAGATTCAAGAAGATTGATGTGAAATCAGTATTTGGCAATTGGGCAGAATTTGATGGAGATGGATGTCTCTATCAAGTTCCTTATCTTGTTACTAAGGGTGGTATAGAATTTGGTCAACCTGAGAAATGGGATAACTGCCTAAAAGCAGTTAGCGAAACCGAAGATGAGTACAGGATATGTAACAGGATTATTCTTTATGGCTCACCCGAACAGCGCGACCTTGAAGGGCTTGGGTCACAGCGCAAGAATCAGGATGGCTCAATCGGCGAGTACTTTACCAAAGCCACCGACCTGGAATCGACTTACACCCAAACCGGCATGCTTTATATGGATTGGGAGCATGGTAACGATGATCTATCCCAGGACGAGGTACTTGGTTACGTGGACTGGAAGACTGCTAAACAGGATGAAAAAGGCACATGGGTTGAGCGTGTCCTGAATCGGCGCAACAAATATGTCCAGTGGCTAAAAACACTTATTGATAGTGGACTTGTCGGTACATCCTCGGAGCCGGTACAAAGCAGGATCGCCAAAGCCGTAAATGGCCACATTACCCGTTGGCCTCTTAAACGTGATACCCTCACCGTCACCCCAATGGAACCCCGCATGTTAAACGAGAATACGCTAGAGGCTCTTAAGGCTCTGGCTTGTGAAATACCTTGT